AAAAAAGGGAGGAGCGTATACCCCTCCCCGATTATTTTAAATTAAGCTAATGATTAGTTAGCAGAGTTTGTGATTCCGTAAGTAACAACGTCAGAAGCAAAACCGTATTTAGCATCAGCAGAAAAACGGAGAATTACTCTTACGTTCTGAGAACCGTCAATGTCGCCCATATCCAAAACTTTAACTTCGTTCATATCGTTCAAAAGACCAGTAGCAAAGTACAAGTTAGATTTTTGAGCAAGTAGAGCTTTGTTAGAAGCAAGACCGTTAGCCATAAATACACGAACACCATCAAAGTACAAGTCGCCAAGAACTTGGTTTGTACCTTTGTTGTCGTAACCATTAGCACCTACACCTGAAGCAGCAAAGCCACCTAATGCACGTACATAAGCACGATAGATATTGTTAGATACATAAAGAGTCAAGTCTTCTTTACCGTAAAGAGCAGAAGGACAAGCGTCAACGATTTTACCTAATTCAGCAATAACGTTAGAAGCATCAACAGTTGTACCTGCAACTTCTTGTGCAGCAGGCAAAGATGCGTCAGTAGTTAACTGAGTCATAATACCTGCGAACTCTCCAGCAGTTGCGTTAACACCTGACCAGATTGAAGTTTCCATACCAGCAGCAACTTTTTCAGCAGCGTGTGCAATTAAGAAATCAGCAAAAGATTTAGGAAGAACGTCAAATGCAGAGTAACCCATTTGAATGGCATCCCAATCTGAACGAAAGTCAGACTTGCACAATTGTAAGTTAACTTGGAAATACTCAGGTTGAAGGATACGCTCAGTCAAAGTAATAGTAGACGTAGGATCAAAATCACACGTTGCGTTCTTGATGATACCATCCGTAGCGACACGCTTAATTACTTGCTTAAATTTGACGTTAGGCATAATTGTGATACCGCCTTTATCAAGGGTTGGAGCAGACAATAAAGCTGCTGCAATGTACTTACCTGCGAACTCGCCAGCGTAAGTAGTAGTGATTGAAGTTGTTGTAGGCATTTTATTTAATTATTTAATGTTAGAAATTCTTGATAATACCGTGTCCATAGTTGTTACGTTTCTTTTAGCAGCAAACTTGAATACATCGGTAGCTTGTGAGTTTTCAGGATTGAAAGAAATAGGCTTAGGCTCTTCGCTCAATTCTACAGGTGCAACTTCTTCTGCAACCTCAGGAGTTTGTGCTGAAAGTTTTGCTTTCAATTCTTCGTTCTCTTTTTTAAGTAATTCGATTTCGCTAAAGAAAGATTCTTTAACAATAGACTCAATAGTTTTTTTAGGTGTAGCAGTTTCGGTAGTAGCTTCAACTTCTTCCTCTACGGCAGGAGTCTCTTCAACTACTTCTTCTTCTACTTCAGCAGCTTCACGAACTTCGGCAATTACACCTTCTTCGATTACTACAAGGATACGCATATCCTCTAACTCATACTCTCCAATTGGAAGTGGGATGCGTTGTTCGTCTTCCGTTAGGATAAACACAGGTTGACCTGCTTCGAATACATCAGCTTCAAGTGTAGATACACCGTCAGTTAACATCATAGTTTCCAACTTCACTTCTAAACCTAAAAGTGTGCGGACTTTGTTTAAGATTGATTTTTCGTTCATTTGTTTTTAGTTAAAGGCTTTATTTACAAAATCATTTATTTTGGCTTGTGTTTGGAAATTTTCTCCAACACTTTTACCATAGTAGTTTTCTATTGCGACTATATTATTTGGTAATTCAAGTCCTAATTCTTTTGACATTCCTCTTGCTTTAGTAATTTCTTTTGTTACTAAAATTGCATTATCACGAGCAACTAAATATAACTTTGCTGCATTTTGAAGAGTGGCTAAACCTTTTTTGTATTCAGCAAGTGCTTTCTCTTCACTTCTATTAGCGTCAGCTTGTAATTTTTTAATATCATCAATTACAGCCAATTCTACTTCGTGTTTTCCTAACTCAACCTTGTCCTCTGAGAACAAACGGTTGTAAACTGATTTTGTCGTGTTCATATACATTCAACTATCGGCTTGTACCTTTGTTTTATTTTTATATATTTGACTCAAAATAGAAAGATATGACACCAAAAGAAAGAGCTCTTAAAATAATTCAACAACATTTAGATATTTACGATGTTGAGTGCATAGCTATTCCATCAGCATTAGTTACTGTTGATACAGTTAGGAACCTTTGTTGGAATGGAAATCAAGTTGGTATAAATCATTGGAACGATGTTAGAAAAGAAATAGAACACTACAACGAAACCTACAATAACACGGAAGCCTCCGATTAAAGAGGCTTTTTTATTTATCCGTTTATACGTATCGTAGTCCTTACTCCGCTGTTCTCAGTTTGAGTAGGAGCAGGTTCGTTTACAGTAGCAGTTTTACCAATGCCCTGAGCTTGTAAACTTCCATCACAACACTTGGTTGAGTATGTTTCGTCTTCACATAGGCAGCCTCTTTTGCTACCAGCTCTTGGACTTGCTTTGCTTGGTGTTTTAAATTTGTCTTTCATTTTTTTGTTTTTAAATTTGAGATAAATCAGCAAGAATTTTTTGACCTTTTTCAGCACGTTTAATATCATCAGTAAAACTTTTTATCCATCTTTTAAAAGTATCAATACCGTCTTGAACACCTAAATCCTGAGCAGCTTTTAAGCCTTTCTCAGCTTGTGCTAATCCTTTTTTATTTAACTCAAGTGATTTTTGTAATTGTTCAGCTACCTTCATTAATGGCAAAGAAAGCAACGAACCGCCTTCTCTGTTTAAATCTAATAACTCATCTAACAATGCTAATTCTACTTTATGTGATGCAAGATTTACCTCCTCTGCGTTACGCTCCATCTGAGCGATTTTATTTAAGATATTGTTCATTGTAGTAATTCTTTAAGTTTATTTATTGTTTCGTTTTTGCGTTGTTGCTCTAAAGACATTTCTAACTTGTCAGCGAAGTAACCCTCAATTGAGAAACCTTTGACCTTGCCAGCTTTGACATCATTCCATACCTCATCGTTGTCTACTTTCATACTGATCATCCAAGTTCCTTTTGGTAAACTGAATCCGTATAATTGGGATTTATCCGATTTAGGGTCGTCAATCAACCAAGATTCTACAACAGTCATTCCTTTGACTGCGTCTTTGTGTTCGTAGGTTGCGTTGGATTGGTTTCCGTTTTTGAAGAATAACTCCATAGCTTGACGCACGGTGTCTTCCGAAAAGTAAATGTAATACTCCTCTTTCTTTGCGTTTACACGATAGATTTTCTTGTTAGGTATAAGAGCTGCACCCATTAAGATACGCTTCTCTTTGTCTACTTCTTTGAGTTCTACTTCGTGTTTTGATAGATGGATGAAATTCTCCTCAATTGCAGGAGATTCTACCACGGATACCGCGTCAACCCCGCTTTGTGCATCCTTTTCGTCAATAATTAATTCGATAACTTTAGTCATATCTATTTAACTTTTTAATGCTACAATGTTGCGTTTTCAATTCGGTTTCTATCTAAACTCTGAGCAGTAGTTACTGAACCACTTACCACATAAGCCTGCATTGGTTGTTGCTGAAGTTGTGCTAACTGATTGATACCTGAGTTACCTACTACATTAAACGATGGTGCTTGACCACCTGCAGAACCACCACCACCACCTGTTGAAGGAGGAGGCGAAACTGAACCACCGCCAAGAGCTTTTAAAGCCTTTCCAGTTGCGGCAATGTTAGCTGCAATACCAATTCCCGTACTGATATTGTTAAATGCAATTTCAGAAGCTGCCAACGCAACACCACCAGGCAATGCGGCATATTTTAAAGTTGTTGCTGAGTTAGATGCTTTATTAGAGATAATCATTTTAGCTATACCGATTGCGCTTTCTGCTATTAATGCAGCCTTTTGAACTCCTTTTGACTTTTCAAACAATCCTTTAATTAAATTAATTCCTTGTAAGGCAGTGTCTAATCCTTGCTGTTGTATAGCAATCTTTGCATCTGCTACCGCTTTCTCCGTGTCAATTTTTTCTTTAGCTGCCTTGTCATCCGCCTCCTTTTGTTTTGCTTTAGCCACTTTATCTTGCTCATAAGCTATATTTTGATACTTTAAGTTAATATCGTTTTGTTCATTTAGTTTAGCTATCTCAATATCATTTAAAGCCTCAGCGTTGCCTTTAGCTAAAGTTTCTAATTCGTGGTATTTATCCTGTACTGCTAAAAGTTCTTTTTCTTGGTCTGAAAGAGAATTTAAATAGTTTTGATTTGCTATCTCTTCTAATTTAGCATCCAGTTGCTGCTTTTGTTCTAATTCAAGTTTGTCAGCGTCGGAATTTGCTTTAGCAATTAAATCTTTTTCAGCCTTAATTCTATCTTGCTCCGTTTTATAATTTTCCTTTGCAGCATCTTGATTGGCTTTAATCCTTTCTTGTCTATCTTTAACATCGTCAACTTTGTTTTGATTAACGATGTCTTTTTTATCTTGACGGGCTTGTTGCAAGTCCTCCTTTTCTTTGACTAATGTCTCACGAGCTTGGACTGCGTTTTCTTTAGCCTTTTTGATTAACTCCTCATCGGCTTCCAAGTTGACAAGTTTCTGATACCTTTGCTTCGCTAACCAGTAAATGTTTTCTGCTCGTGCTACGGAATCTTTCTCCAATTCAATGCGTTCTTCAGCTTGTGCAACTTTCATCTTACGAAGCTCTGCAGTTGTAGCACCTTGTGCCTCTGCCATTGCATACTCAAAGTCCTGATTCCTTTTTAAATCGTCAGCTCTCTTGTCTAATTCTTTGGCATTGTCTTTAATAGCTTTAGCACTTTTATTTAAGGCTTGAGTGTAACGGGCATTGCGTTCTATCTCTCCTGTAAATACGTTGGCTATTTTGTCAAAGTTTTCAATAAGTAAACCAATACCCACAATAAGGATACCGATTCCTGCAGTCATAAATGCTCTTGACGCAACAGTCATACCTTTAAAAGCAGATATTGCATTATTTTTTAAGTCAGTAAAAAACGGTAACGATTCTGTTATTCCTTTAAAACCCTGTTGAATTGCTAAAGCAGATTGGACTTTTAGTAGAGCCTTTTCTACTGCTTCTGATTCTACACCAAAAGCACCCATCACACCCTGAGCTAAGCTAAACCCTGCCGCAACACCATTTAATGCGCCACCAAGTTTTTGACCCATTGTTGTAGAAGCAGCATCAACTGCCATATCCGTTTTGATTTGTACCTTACGATAGTTACCTACGGTCTGCAAAAGGTCTTGATATTCCTTTGTAGTAGTTTTACCAGCGGCAGCTAATTCATACAAGCGGTCTTCAGCTTCGCCCATTCGAGCAGTAAGCGGTTGAATTTCGCCATATACGTCTGCAAAACTTGCTGATACATCGTGAGTGGCTTGTGCAAGGTTATCCATTGCATTAACCGCCTGTTTAGTATCTACGTCTATCTTTATAGTTTTAACCTCTGCCATTTCGTTTATTTATAAGTTCTCTTTTACCTTGTTTGATTGCCTTCTTCATAGACGTGTGCAGCTTGTATTTTCCTTTGGCTATTTCTATCTCCTCGCTGATGCCGTAGTGGTTATCTAACTGGAGCATTGCAATTATTTGTTGTATCATTCTATTACTATAAAAATGTTATCATTAGTCTGCGTTCCGTTAGCGTAATCAAACCTTACATCTATTGTGTACACGTTACCGCTTGTCAAAGGCCCTGTTGTTATAGTTACGTTTTGACTTGACGTTAAAGTTGTTTGGCTTAATGCAATGTCAGCAGCAGAAGGAGTAAGCAAAGCAGTAGTACCTCCGTTAGGAATGTTGATTGCAGTAACTGCTGAGCCACCACCTGCAGGAATATTTATAAACGGTACTTTGTTAATCATTGGTCTAAAATCTAAGTAAAGCGAGAACTGAACTTCTCCTGTGGTTAGGTTCGTGTTCATATCGTTTATGATATATCGCTTGTCTCTGATTATAAGCCTATCGTTTAGTTTTAGGTTTGTCAAAACTCCTACTGGCAAGATGGTTTTTACCGTCACTAACCTTTGTTTTAGGTTGTAAAGATTGTATAAGTAACTAAAATAATACTGAGCGAAGCCTGTTTGTTGTATTGGGTATTCTAAAAGAGTTGAAGTTTCAGGAGCAAAGTTTAAAGTTAAGTCCGTGTTGTTGTAGCTTAAATCTTGACCAAACGGAGTGTAATTCGTTACGGTTGCGTGAGAACCTGCATCGTTTAAAAACTTAAAGTTTGAAACTTGATTGTCATATTGATACAATAAAACTGGCTTTGGTATGTATGGAGCAAACTCCGAATTAAGTGAGTACCCTACTTGAAGCTCCTGCGTTCCGTTAAATTTGGTTTGTAATAGGTTTTCAAAAGGTAGCTCAACTGTAAACTCTCCACCGTCATAGTTGTATTGGTAAGTCGTATCTCCGTAGTTTCGGTTAAAGGTTTGGCTAAAGAATTTATTAAGCAAACACTCACTATCCGTAAACTTAAAAGATATTTTTTTGTAAAGTGGCATACGGGCAACATCAATCGAAGCTATGTCCGTGTCTTCCGTGATGTCAACAATCGCTCCTTGACCGTACCACGCATCCAAAGGCTCAATGTCATAAACATTAACTCCTGAACTAACGCAAACCATATTAAACGTCTTTAGGATTCCTGTAAAGAAATCTGCTACTTTCATCTGCGGAGCGTTAGCCGAAAGATTGACCGTTGATGCTAAAATTATATTGTTAGCTGCAATCGCTACAAAGTCCTGAAGTAAGTTAGCTCCAGAAAAGTAAAATACTGAATAAGTTAAATTTAAAGCAATGTTGTTTGCTCCTTCGGTTCTAACTTTAAAAGTATACACAACATCTAAACCAATAGTGTTTCCAAATAAATCTAACAAGTAGGTGTTTACCGATGAGCCTTGTATTGAGTTAAATAAGTTTCCGTTTTGGTATATATCAATGTAGTAATCATCAGCAGATGCAACCGATGTTACTGCTAAATCAATTCTATGAAGCACAACTCCATTTAAATACTCAATGTGAATAGAGTTATTTGTAGTGTCTACTGTTGATGTTAAATTGTAAGTTGTAAATGTAGGAGTTACCGTAGTAAAATTTATATCTTGTGCTTCAGAAGATTCAATGTATCTTTCCTTGTTTTTGTACCATAAGAACAATTTAGTAAATCGCTCATCAGTTAAAAAAGTAGAGTTAAAAGTAACTCCGTACTTGTTTTCAATAGCTTCAAAAATCTTACTAACCCTAACCGCAGGAAATAGCTCTTTTTTATTTATAGCTCCCGATGTTGTGTGAATATCATTATTTGTAGTTGTTGCCGTTAGCCAGTTAGGCACAGGTACATTTACGTTGGTAGATTGATACTCCCAAATGCGATTAGAAGTGATTAGAGGATACTTAACGTGATAAAGGTTAGCATTGTTTTGTATTCTTGCTAAAACTTCAGCAGAGGTAAAATCAAAAGCCAATGAAGAATAATCCAAATCAGAAAGTAAATCCTCTCCAAAGTAATCTTTAAGCGTTCTACCATCTCCGTAGAATGTTACCGTATAGCTTTCAGGTCTTCCGTTTTTTAGGTTCGACTTTTCTACTTGCAACTTTCCTCTCCTAAAGAAAGTCAAGTCAATCTCAATAAAGGAATCTAATCTAAGGTTATAATCAAATAAAGCGTTGACATCTGACTGATAAAAATGTTGAAGTATTCGGTTGTTATGATCACTCGCAGGAATTGTAAAGCTCTGCGAAAAGTCCGTAAAGGTTTTAGATATGTCTTGAACGTTTTGTACTGTACTTGTGAGGTTTATTGTTTCGTCATTGAATAGCTCTAATCTTTCCGAGTTTT